TATTGAAATTTGTAAGCTTACCGATTAAGGCAATATTAAAAGGTATTGATGCAATAGGATCTGCGGTTGGTCAAAATTTCGGGTTAGAACAAAAGTTTTTTGGCGGACTTGCAAGTTTTATTTTTGACCCTGAAGAGGTAAAAAGCAAAGGTGAAGAAACGATAAAGGAGCAGGAAAAGGCATTAGCAGAATTAAAAAATCAAAGGGCAGGATTTCAACTTGCAATAAATAAAATTGATGAAGACGCTGAAAAGAAAAGATTAGAAGATAAAAAAAAGAGAGAAGAGGAAGAGGCTAAAAGAGCAAAGGAAAGAGCCGAAGCCCTTGCCAAAGAGCAAAGAGATATTAATGAGCTTATTCAAAAAGAATTAGATGATCAATTTGCGCAGGATGAGGCAAAAAGAAAAGAGATTGAAGCTGAAATAAAAGCCTCTGATGAACGTCAATTTAATTTACAATTAGAAGCTGCAAAAAAAAGAGCTGATTTACAAAAGGATTTCAATGCAGAATCAATAGCTGCTGACATAGCCTTACAAGATGCTAAATTTGAAGCGGCATCTGCCGGCCTTAACGCTTTGTCTACTTTAGCCGGTGATAATGAAAAACTTGCAAATGTTTTATTTGCCATTGATAAAGGGTTAGCTATTGCTAAAATCATTGTAGATACACAAAGAGAAATAGGAGGATATTTTGCGGCAAATGCAGTATTTGGATTACCCGGTGCTGCTTTAGCGGCTAAGCAATCTTTAGCGGCTAAAATAAGAGCGGGTGCGTCTATTGCAACGATAGTAGCTACATCAATAGCAAAGTTTAAAAAAGGCGGCGGTAGTGCTGACGCTGGTGCTGGTGGTGGTAGCGGCAATCTTACCTCTCCCCTCGCTCCGCAACTTACCCCACAGGTTACAGCAACGGCGGTAAATACTGCGGCGGTAAATCAATTAGGCAATCAGGCAACGAGGGCGTATGTTTTGAATTCGGACATTCAGAACAACGATCAAAGAAATGCGTATATAAATAGAAATGCATCAATAGGAAATCCTTAAATTTACATAAATGGAAAAGATACTACCGGTATATAAACTGACAATAAAAGAAGATATTGAGAGCGGCGTTGAGGTCGATGCCGTTGCCTTAGTTGATGTGCCTGCTATTGGTGTTGGCTTTTACGCTTTTAACGAACAGCAATTTGAAAGCTATAGCGATTATCCTAAGCAAGCGAGTGAAAATGCAAAGGTAGCTTTGAGATGGGCGGAAGAGAATGGGTGGGGTGATTGCGGTACGGCGGTAGGTAAGCAAAGAGCAAACCAATTGGCGAACGGCGAAGCAATAAGCCGTGATACGATTGCACGTATGGCAGCATTTGAAAGGCATAGGCAAAACTCAGATAAGGAGCTTGGCGATGGCTGTGGGCGGCTTATGTGGTTAGCGTGGGGCGGTGATGCGGGTGTTGAATGGGCGCAAAGAAAACTTGAGCAAATAGATAGGGAAAAGATGCAAGCCTTTGCAGTTGTAAATGAAGAGGAGCGCATTGTAGTCGGCCCCGCAATGATACCCGATAAAAAGATATTTAGGCGTGATGAAGATGGCACGGAATACGAGGTGTTTTTTACAAAGGAAACAATCCGTATCATTGCCGAAAAGTTTTTTAAAAAGGGATTCCAGACAAACGGTAACGAAATGCATAATAGCGCAAAGCCTGTGGATTTGGTTTTCTTTCAGTCATGGATAGCAGATGAAAGTAAAGGCATTCCTAAAATGAAGCAGTTTGAAAGCTTGCCCGATGGGACGTGGTTTTTAGGCGCAAAGATTAACGCCGAAGAGTCATGGGCAAAGGTAAAAGACGGCACCTTTAAAGGATTCAGCGTTGAGGGTATGTTTGATATGATGCCTATTAAAATGTCGATGAAGATGTCAGAGGAAGCGGCGGCGAAGTTAGTCGTTAATCAGTTAAAAGAATTATTGCAAAATGTCAGCTAATTTACAGGCAATACCATTAGGGCTTATAGGTGTAAAGCCTTATATTGAGTTTGTAGTTGAAAAGGGGTTTTCTGTTATGGAACCTGATGATACTACATTGCAAGATGATGCTTTTTCGAGTGCGCCATCGGTTTATATTGATGGGCTGCTATTGACTTATTTGGCGCTTAATAACAGAAGGTATGTGAGTTATGACCCATCCACGAAAACAATAACTTTAAATAATGCAGGTGTAAATGAAGGTGAGGTCGTTCAAATATTTTTATAATCAAATCAATCAACAAAATGAAAATCTTAGTTTTAACGCAATCCTTCAGCGGATGCGGGTACCACAGGCTTATGCTTCCTGTTTCTTTAATGGCAAAGGATAAAGCACGAATAACGGATGTTTTCCCTGAAGATTTTGACTATGACATTGTGAACATCAACAGGCTGTGGCCTAAGGATGATTTAATAGAGCTTCGCAAAAAGCACGGGTTTAAATTAGTTGTCGATGTTGATGATTTTTGGATTTTAGATAATTGGCATTTGGACTTTGATACCTACAATCAACATAATGTCGATTCACGAATAATAAAGCACATACGGGAAGCGGACTTAGTTACCTGCACCCATGAGCGGTTGGCGGAAAGGGTTTACCCGCATAATAAGAATGTCGAGATATTACCGAATGCAATACCCTACGGCCAAAATCAATTTACAAGCGAACGCAATGCCTCCGATTTGGTAAGGTTGTTTTGGGCGGGTGGCATATCGCATGAGCAAGATTTGAAGATACTTAAGCCCGTTATGAAGCGGCTATTGAATAGCGATTTAAAGGATAAGATAAAGACGGTTGTTGGTGGTTATTCAGATAGCAATATAACGGAGCAAACGATTTGGAAGAAGATGGTAAGCTACTTTACAGCGGATGCGCTTTTGCCGAATATGGCTTATAGAGGTTTGCCTGTGTTTGAGTATTATCAAATGTATTTAGAGAGCGATATCAAACTAATCCCTTTGCGAAAAAGTACCTTCAACGGGTATAAATCAAACCTAAAGATATTAGAAGCGGCGGGAAAGGGTATACCTGTGATTGTTTCAAAGGTTAATCCTTATTTGGGCTTCCCTGAAGATGTGGTGTATTATGAGAACTGGGATAAAAATATCCGGGCGCTGGTTGAGGATAAGGATTTAAGGGAAGGCAAAGGCAAAGAACTTTTTGAATATTGCCATAAACATTTTAATTTTGATGCAATCAATACCCGCCGCAAAGATTTGTTTAAAAGTTTGTGTTCATAGTTTTTTAGTTTAGGTTAAGAAATACCCCTGCTTTTCTAAGTGGGGGTTTTTTATATCTTATTAATTATCAATTAGTTACAAAGCAAAATATCCATAAATATATGTATTGGTATTTATTTGCATGAACCCAATCGAATTATTACAAAAAGTCAAAGCGCTGGTTTTCGAGGAAACCATGCCTGAGAAAAAAGATGAAAAGGAGATGGCTATGCCTGAACCTGAAAAGAAAGAGTTTGGCGGTTATATGCTTAAAGATGGCACTGAGGTTTACATTGATAAATTAGAGGTTGGTGGTGTTGTTTCTGTTGAAAAGGAAACAATGGCGCCCGCTCCTGTTGGAGAACATGAGCTTGCAGATGGTACGGTAATCGTACTCGGTGAGGGTGGTGTTATCAGTGAAATCAAACCCGCTGCAGCCGTTGAGCCTGAAGCACCCGCTGCTGAAGATTTAGGCAAAAAGTATGAAGAGAAATTCTCTGCTTATGATGCCAAATTTTCTGCATTGGAAAATGAAAATGCAAACCTTAAAGCAGCCTTCGCAAAGTCTGAAGATGCTATTAAAGGTCTGTTTGAATTAGTTGAGAAACTTGTAAAAGAGCCTACAACCGAACCCAGCGAACCTGTGAAAAGCGGTTTTAAATTCGGTAAGCAAGTGGATAACAAAGAAGAAAAATTAAATAGTCTTATTAACCTTTTTAAACAATAAATAGAAATGGCGTATAATGTAACGGGCTTAGCCGCATATACTAAGCAAAACGTAGATCTGCTGGTTAAGAACTCAGTTTTCGAAGCCAGAACACAAAAAGAAATCCTGAAAATGGGTAACGTTCGTGTAGGTGTAAAATCTTCTGAAGCTATTGGAAGAATGGATACTGATGTATTCTTTCAAGATGATAGCGCTTGCGGGTTTAACGCTTCAGGAACAACTACCTTCACTCAGCGTACTTTGACTGTAGGTAAAGTGAAAGTAAACGAAATCCTTTGCGATAAGGATCTTGAGCCTTACTACACTCAACAAGCTCTGAAAGCGGGTGGTGAGTACACTACTGCTGCCTTTGCTGCTGACTACACAGATCAAAAAGCTAAGAAAATAGCTGAAGCTCTTGAGGTTGCT